GTCCACCTTTGATATTATCTATGCTAACAAGGATTACTCACCAAAGCTAATAGAATACTTTCAGCGGTTGCAACATCCTAACTTGTCCTAATATCAAAAGCCAGACTCTCTAAAGTTCTTATTTATTAATGAAATCATTAAAAACTTCTTCATTATAATATATACAACCAGCATTATCACATGCTTTTTTATATTCTTCATAAGTTTTTAATGTTCCTGTGTTTAATTCCTTAGCAACAGCATTATTTTCCCAATAGTAATCAGGATTGCATTGAATAGTGTGATATTTTAATAGTTTTTTCATTTTGTTTATATTTAAATGTTAAAAATAAAAAACTCTAATTACTCTAGGTATAGACTATGTCTACATCTCTTTTTACCCAATAATACATAAGATTATATCTTATTGTACTTGGAAGATTTAACTATTTTTGAGCATAATTAGTTTTCAATGAACCTTTTAAAGTTCATCTAGTTTTATTTTGTGTTAATAATAGAGTCCACCTTTGAAGTTATCTCAGGCAGACTCTTTAAATGTTTTACCATCTATTTTCTATAATAGAAATCATAACTTGTTCTTTAACAAGTTTTAATTTTTGAATATGTTCAGCATATTCTCTATCATTAACACCTTTAATGTGTACAATTCCTATTGGTTTAATTACATTTTCCATTTGTTTTTATTTAAAGAGTGAAAGAAAAAAGAGCACAACCTAAATCATGCTCTCCCCATTTATTAACAACAAAATTCAAGGTAACCATGAATATATTTAGAGTGTAATAAACACTTGATATTTTAATCTTATAAAAGAAATACAGAGTGACAATATTAATAAACACAAAGTCTAAAGAACTGTAATGCTGTGATCTTTATAGCTTTTACATATTCTTTTAGACTTTATGTTATTAAACTTAATTAAATAAAAGATCTGACATCTGTTATCTTTTAGAGAGACAATAGATGTCAGAAGTCAGATAGTTGTTGCTATAAAGCAACAACCAATCTGTTTGTAATAATAAAATCTCTTTTACCAAGTGTATCTTGGTCAATATTAACTTTGATTAAGTTGATGTATTCACCATTTTGTTTAAATGTGGCTACACATTTAAATGCTTGTGGAATTCTATCAACATTATCAACATTAATACTGTCTTTAAATACGAAGTATTTAGTTCCTTTATCATCAACAAGAATTAGTTTTTTCTCGTCTTTGAATTTTAATACATTCTTGATGTTTAAAGTTACTTCTTCAATTACTGAAGTTTTTACTTCTTTAAGATTTGCTCTGTACTGTTCAATTAAAGTTGACATAGGTATGTTGTTTTAGTTAATTTTAGGTAGGGGGGTGGTTATGGGGTACTACCACATCCCACTCTCACACAATAATTTTTTAAAAAAATTCAAAAAAAAATAAAATTTTAGTTTACATTCCACTGTAAACTGTAAACAACCAAGGACAACAAACTTTATTAACTGTCTATAATTTGGCACAAAATAACATTTGCTGCCAATTTATAGCTTTACTTTTGTCAAGTATTTACTTGACATATATCAATTATATTCTCCTATAAAAAGTGTTAACAACTCTGTGGATAACTTTTTTTCATTCATAAATAGCTGTAAATCAAGCATTTACAATCTATAAAATGTTAAAGTTTTGTTAAATTCTAAAAATATGACCTCACTTGGAAGAGATTCATTATATTTGTACTACAATAAATCAGAGAAAGAGTATTTTTCTGATTTCCTCTCCATAAGAAAACAGTTAAAGGGCTCTGAAACTTATGGAGGTAGACGGAGGGTTGTAAGAGTATAGTGAGAGAATAAAACCTCTGTCATCTAGAAATTGGTTTTCTCCTCCAATTGTAAAAAATGACCTTAATTATAAGATTAAAGGTGGAACATAGCACAAAGGTAATATGTGCCCTGAATTAACAGGATGAATTGGTTTCCATGAGGGTGTAGGTAGAAATACTAACGTACAGTTTAATTGAAATATAAAGGTTAAAATAGAATTTGGGTAATCAAATTTTAAAAGAAACAGGGTTCTTAAGGGGAGTTCTCTGCTTAAAATAAAAAGAAATGAATTATAAAGAAAAATTAAAAACAAAAGAATGGTATCAGAGAAGAAGTGTTATACTTAAACGAGATCAATACAAATGTACTAAATGCAATTCAACAGAAAATTTACATGTACATCATAAAGCATATGTAATTGGAAGAGATCCCTGGGAATATACAGATGAATATTTAATAACTCTTTGCAACATCTGCCACAAAAAAGAACACAAAGGGAAAAAGATAAAAGAATTTATAGTAAAGACTTTACCAGAATATATAAAAACAGAAAGAAAGATAATAAGAGAAACTCATAAACAAACAGGACAGATATACGAATTTGGAAAATACAGAGGATTACCTTTTGAAGGAATTTCAGATATAAAATATTTAGAATGGTATTTAAAAGCAGTAAAAAGGAATAATAAAAAATTAGGATTAAATAAAAGAAAATGAAACAAGAAATAGAACAATTAATAGAGAAATACAGTAGACTTTTAGTAGTTACAGATAGTGAAATAGTAAAGTTCAAAGAAGAATTACTAGAAATAGTAGATAAACAATTTAAATAATAAATAACAATTTTAATTAAAAAATTACATTAAAAATAAAACAAAACATACAGAGTGTATTAACTTTGTACCACAATAATAAGAAATGAGTAAACCAATAGAAATAAGATATAATAGAATTGTAGATGAATTCAATTTCTGGAAGTTATATTTTCATACTTGGAATTTTAACAAACCTAAAACTGATAGATTTTCAGAATTTGAATTAGACTCTATCTCTTTTATAATGTCAGGAGACCAAGATAAATCTCCAGTTAAATCTTCTCAAAGAAAATCTTTAGCTGATAAACTAAATGCAATTGGATATAAAATTACAATGGCTAATGTACATCAAAGAATAGTAAAACCTCTCTTAAAAGCAGGTGTATTCTATAAATCAGAGGATGATTTAGTGAATGGTGAATATTCTGTAAATGATAATTTAAGAAAATTACAATTAGTTATAAAAAAAGAGTTAAAAGAGAAAGGTGAAATTCCAATTCATATATTATATAATATAAATATTAAGAAATGAGAGAATCACTAACATACTTTGAAGCTCTTACATATATACAATCTGGAATAGCAATATCAAAAGATGGTCAAATGATGAATGAATTAAAAATAAATGATTTATTCTTTTTAGAAGATGCCGACACCACTTTTATATTTACAATTTATAGTAATGAATAGAATAACAGAGCAAAAAAGTATATTTAATAGAGTAGCAGAAATTACAGGTAAAGATGTAGATCTTATAAAAGCAGTAGTGAATCACATGTGGTCTGAAACAAGAGCTAATGTAATAACTCCTAAAACCTGGACAACAATGGTGAATAACTTTGGAACCTTTCAACCAAAAGAGAAGAAAATAAATTATCTACTGGATGAATTTGAAAAAGGAAATACACCAAGAGAAAATAAGATAGAAGAATTTAAAAGGATTCTATCACTAAAAAACAAAACAAAATAATGGAACAATTAACTTATGGTCAAAAAGCAGTTGGAATTAAATTTAATCCAGGTGAATTAAAAGATGTAAATGTAATAAAACAAAAATGTGCTGAACTAATAGACATGATGGATGATCTTAGAAAATCACAAAATACATTGAAAAATGGTTCAAGTGAAGGACAAAGACTTTGTTCAATAGCAATAACAGAAATGCAAACAGCTCAAATGTGGTTAGTAAAAGCTATAACTTGGAATGATAATGCATCCTAATATACAAAGAGAATAGATTAAAGGTTGGAATGCAGCAGGTGAATCCATCTATGACATTCAATTAATTAAAAATAGATATAATAATGAAACAAGAACAAGGTAAGAAAATGACATTTGACAAAACAGTTAAAAATAAAACAATGGAAGAATTAGTATTTGAAGACATAGCAAAAGAATCACATTTACAAACTACAGATAGTGGTTTAATTACAGAAAAAGAAACACCTTTAATTGGTGTAGAACAAATGACTAGAGCTGAAAAAAACAGACAGTATGAAATTGAAAAGTGGATTACATATAACAAATCTGTATTAGAATTAGATAAAAGATATTCAGAAGGTATTGAATTAATTAATGGTGATATACTTGTAAAACTATTTAAAAAACCAATTGTAGATAAATATGGTTTTCATAAACAAAACATGGTTCACTATGCTTTAAGAAATGGAGCTGCTGCATCTGTAGCTGATAAATTTGGTTTTAACTTCATGGGTGTAATTGTAAATTCAGATAAATTACTAGAAGGAAAATACCCTAAAGGTACAGTAATTCAATTATCACCTGAAGTATCTAACACTATAGTATATGGTGAAAAACATGAAATGCAAGCTTTAAAATATGGCTTTTATAGAGATGGTGATGAAGATGTAGATTTTGGAAATCTAGGATATGTATTAATCAAACAAGGACATTTATTATCAATTATAAAAGATTTTAACATAGAAGAATATGTTAAAATTCAAGAAATGGCTACATTAAAAAGTGGTTCAGGAATTATAATGTAATAATTAAAAGGATACATGAATAAAATAAAATTAATTATGAAAAATGATATGTATCCTTTTAAATTTTATATATTCATTAATTACATTGATAAAGATGAAATTAAGAAACTTGTAAAATACAAAAAAGGATATGTTAAGTGAGATATTAGAAGGATGGGGAAATTCAATAAAAGATAAATTTAATCTTTTAAATGATCCTGAGCTTAAAGCTAAATCAGAAAAGAGATTACTTATTTGTGACTCTTGTCCATTAAGAGACAATAATACTTGTTCAAGAAAAAGACAAGGAGAATGTGTGGAAGACTTCTTATATAAAGATCAACCTAGATTTAAAGGTGAATTTTATAACGGATGTGGATGCAATTTGTCAAGTAAGTCATTAGTAAATGAAATTTTGTGTCCATTAAATAAATGGAAAGATATATGAATTTAATAGAAGGTGTAACATATTATGAAGAAGCTAATTTCTGGAAACTTAATCCTCAATTACCTTTTATAAAACCATTTAATAAATTGTATGGTGAAGACAGTTCTATAGAAAAAGATCTATCCTCAAAAACTATGTGGTGTGTATTTTTCATGTGTGAACCTGATGAAGAAATAAATAAATTCTTTAGAATTCCTTTATTAGAAAGATATGAAATGCTTAAAGAAACATTCTATCCTCAATTTGATTTAGAAGAAGAATATACTAAAGAATGTATGGATGCTTATCCTTTATTATGTTTAAGTGCTGTACAAAGAGCATTGAAAGATGAAAAGGAAATGCTTATGAAAAGAGCTTCTTTTATTAAAGAGCAAGAATATACACTTGATAGTTATGAAGTAATTACTGGACCTGGAGGAAGACCTGTTAGAGTTACAATGCCAGGAACTGCTAAACAATTAGATACTATGCATAAAGCTACTAAATCTATTATGGATAATTTTAAGATAATTGAAAGTGAATTTTTTGCAGAGAAATCTAAAGCTCAATTAAAAGGAAATAGGCAAGAATCTAAAGGAGAAAAAGGAGAGATTTAATGGAATTTACCAAAATACAAAATCGTAAAAATTGGTTAATAGGAGATATTCCTAATTTCCATCCTGATGATCCTAGACATACAAGTTTATGGAGAGAATATAAAAAGAAATGTATTGAAGGTGTATGGGAAAAAGATTTTGATGGGTATAGATTCATGCCAGGATTCTTATGGTTTTATATAAATTTTTATATAATATTAAATGCTGATGAGAAAAAGAAAGCACGTTATAAAATAAAACCACATTTAAGAGATTTAGAATGGGAAAGAAGTTATATGTGTTTAGAAGCATTTGGTTTCTCTGGATTTACAGGAGATGAATATATCACTTGTTATCACTTTGCTAAAGATGCTAAAAAAGAAGAGTATAAAGATTTACCTAAAGAATGTTTTAAAGGAGATGGAACTCTTAAAGAATATAAAGATCCAAGAGAATATTTAAGAGGATTGCATTCACAACCATTAGGAATTCCATTATATCATAATAATGCAAAAAATACAATGGAATTCGGCAGTAGATCTGGAGGTAAGTCCTATTTTTATTCTGCTCTTAATTTACATGAAATACTTTTTGATGGTGCTAAAGAATATACAGAAGAAACAAGAAAGAATCCAGCAACAACTGAAGTTTTAATTGGTGCTGCATTATCATCTAAATCAAATGAATTCTGTGCTAAAATAGAATTAGCAATGAATGAACTTGCTACAAATCCTATATTAGGATGTTGGGGTAAGCCTGGAGATGATGACTATCAACCTTCACCTTTTTATAAAGATATGAAAGGTAGTCTTAAACCAAATAATGCCGAGAATCCTTATATACATAAATATGAAAAGAAAGTAAATGGTAGATGGGTAAGTGGTTTTGGGACAGGTAGTAAAATATTACATGTATCTTTTACACAAGAAAATCCAGAAGCAGCAGCAGGTACAAGACCTGCAAGAATTACAGTAGAAGAAGTAGGATTAGTACCAAATGTTTTAACAGTACATGGATCTAATGATGCTTGTCAAAGAGTAGATAAAACAAAATTTGGATCTACACATTATTTAGGAACTGCTGGTAATATTGAAAAAGTAGTAGAATCAAGAATTCTATTTACAGAACCAGAAGGTTATGATATAGTTTCTTATGATGATGTATGGGAACATACAGGTAAAATAGGATTTTTCTTACCAGCATATTATACAAATAATGCTTTTAGAGATGAGAATGGAAATACTGATGTAGAATCTGCTAAAGCATTTTATGAAAAAAGAAGAGCTAATGCTAAAAAGGTATCATCTCAAAAGTATGATGCTGAATTAATGAATTATCCTCTTGTTCCTTCAGAAATGTTTTTAGGAAGAGAAGGAAGAATCCTACCTATAACAGAATTAAAGGAAAGAGAAAAACAATTACTACTTCATAATAACTATAAAAAAATAGGAACTGCAATTGATATATTCTTTGATAGTTCTAAATCCACAGGAGTTGATTATAAGACACTTGAAAATACAGAACCAATATATGAATTTCCACATAAAAGAGATGCAAATGTTGAAGGTTGTATAATGATGTATGAAGCTCCTATAGAAATTAACGGTAAAGTACCAAATGATTTATATGACTTAGTAGGATTTGACCCTTATGTAAGTGAGAATTTAAATGAAGGTGGTTCTCTAGGAGCTGTTTATGTAATGAAAAATCCTAAATATAATACACTTGGTTATGGAGGAAATGAAATAGTATGTGGCTATGTTGGAAAACATGAATATGGTAGGTCAAGATTTATGGAAAATGTTGAGAAGATTTTAATGATGTATGGAAGTCCTAATCAAGGACTTTGGTTTGAAGGAAATAGAGGTGATTATGTAAAAGGTTATTTTGAAAAGAAATACAAATTACATCAACTTTGCCTTAGACCGCAAATTGAAAAAGGTGTGAGAGTATTAAATAGACCTGTTTCAGAATATGGTTGGATTACTGGTAATAGAATATCTAAAATTCAATTAATAGATATGTTAGCTGAATGGTTAAAAGAAGAGACTACTATTGGAGGTGTAACAAAAAGAAATCTTGAAAGACTACCTGATATAGCTTTAGTAAGAGAGTGTATTGCATTTGATTTAGATAAAGGAAATTATGATAGAATTTTCGGACTCATAGGGTGTATTGTAGGTCTCAGAGAGAAAGTAAATCAATATGAACAATCAATAATAAATAAAAATAATCCATTAGCTTTATTAGCTAATAATAATAACCTATTTAATAAACATAATCACAAGCTTAAAAAACGTAGAGCTTTATTAGAAAATTCACAATGGTAAAAAATAAATATAGACTTTCTGAAAAAGAAAAATATGCTGATGATTGTAAATTAGCCAAAGAAATGGTTAATGAAATTATACCAGCATTTACAAGATCTAAAGATTGGATTGAAGAATATAATAATGATTTAGCTTCTTATAAGCTTTACAATAATGATATTTCATCAGAAGATTTTGAACAAGTATGTAATCCACTAGGTATTGATGTAGGTCAATATGATTCTGAAGTGCTCCCATATAATAAAACTTACACTAAAATAGATGTTCTATTAGGTGAAGAATACAAGCGAGGAACTAATTTTATATTAGCATTAATGAATTCTAAAGCTCTTGAAGAAAAAGATGAAGAACTTAAAAATCTTTATTTAGCTTATATACAAGAAATTGTTGAAAAAAATGAAAGAATAATTCAGGCTCAACAACAAGGACTTGAAGAAAGTGAAATACAGAAAATTAGAGATGAAGTAATACAATCTAAAACTCCTGAAGATATAGAGAAAACTTCTTACATGTCTGAGTTAGAAATACTTGGTAATCATATTCTTAATTATGGAATGTATGCTGAAGATGTGAGAAGTTTAAAAAATGATGCTTTTAAACATGCTTTATTATCGGATAAGGAATTTGCTTATATTGGTGTGAGTAAAGGTGAACCTAAAATCAAATTAGCAAATCCATTAACTTTTTTCTATAGTAAGACACCAGATATTAAATATGTACAAGATGGTGATTATGCAGGTGAAATAAATGTAATGACACTTGAAAAAATAATTGAAACTTACGGTCATGTTTTAAAAGAAGAAGATTTAGAAAGATTAATGAAAAGAATTCCTGGTCTTACTGGTAAATACACTGGTCAAATGGAAGTTAATACACAAAATACTATCACTCATCAATACTTAAATAACATGGGTAACATGGAATATTTAGGTAAACATATTGGTAATTATAGTGATAATAACAACGCAAATAAAAGATTATTATATGAGCAATATGGAACAGTAATCACTGTAGAATGGAAGTGGTTAAGAGAGATAGGATTTCTTACAACTATAAATGAATATAATGAAGAAGAATGTGATATTATAGATGGATCTTTTGAAATACCAGAAGATGCTACTAAAGTTAAATTTATAAATAGATTTGGAGAAAAATCTGAAAGATATGAATGGGTAGATGAAAATGATAATACAGTAACATTTGAAAAAATGTGGATTCCTAGAGTATGGCAAGCTACAAGAATTGAAAATGATATATTCCCTGAGATAAGAGAAAAACCTTATCAACCTTATAGTATAGAAAGACCATTTGATGTAGAACTGGGGTATTATGGTTGTGTATTTAATTCAATGAATGCTAAGCCTATTTCTATGATGGCTAGGATGAAACCTTTTCAATTTATGTTCTTTGTTGTATTACATCAAATAAAAGAATTAATTCCTAAAGCTATTGGACCTATTCAGAATTTTGATACATCAATGGTAGATGTAAATTTATCAGGTGATAGTACTTCTGATGATGCATTTACGGAAGCACTTTCTAAAACATTCTATTATAGACAAAAAGGTATTAACATCTATAACTCCATGATTAATAATATTGGAGGACAACCTACACAAACTAATATTTCAAGACCTCAACCAGGTTCTGTACAAAATATGTCTGTAGGGCAGGATTTAAATAATCTATTACAACTTTTAGGGTGGTTAGATATACAAATAGGATTAGCTGCTGGTGTGAGTGCTCAAAGAGAAGCTCAATTTTCATCTAACACTAATGTTACTGATAATCAACAAGCAATAGTACAATCTTCTCATATTACAGAACATTATTTCAGAAAACATAATGATCTTTGGAAGAAAATAATGGAAGCATATATTAATTATGCAAAATTAGCTTGGAAAGATAAAAAAATTAAAAGGCAATATTTAATGTCAGATTTAACAGTTCAAACATTAAATATACAAGACACTGAAAAATTATTAAATGCTGATATAGGTTTATTTGTTACTGATAGTGGTAAAGAATTTGAATACATTAATCAAATGGTAGAAATGACTAAATTAATGGCTCAAAATGGAGCTTCTATAGAAACTGTTTCTTATATTCTTAAAGCAAGAGCTCAAGGTACTTCTCCTGAAGAAATTCATAAGATGATTACCAAATTACAATTGGATGCTGAAAAACGTCAACAAGCAAGTTCTCAAGCTGAACAGGAAAACCAAAAACAAATTGCTCAAATGCAAATTGAAGCTGAAGGTAGGAAATTTGCTCATGAAATTGATATTAAAAATATTGAAGGTGAATATACTCTTGAAAAAGCAAATATAGATGCTAGTAGATTCCAAAGAGCAGCAGATAGTGATGATGACGGTGAACCTGATATAGTAGAAGTAGCTAAATTAAAGCTGGAACAAGATAAACATGCCACAGATTTAGATATTAAAAATAAAGAACTTGACATTAAAAGAAAAGAACTTGATTTAAAAGCTCAGGAAATCTCTACTAATGCAACTCTTAAAAATAAAGATATTGATAAAAAAGCTGAAACAGCTAAATATGTAGCCAATAAAAGACCTATTAAAAAATAAATTTTTAATAAAAATAGATATAATGTTTGAAAAATTCATTATATTAGAAAAAAAAGAACAATAATAGAAGATATTTATTAACTTTGTAAAACAATTAAGAAATGATTGATGAAAATGAAGACTTTGGTGCATTTGATTTTGGTAATGAAATACTAGAAGTAAAACAACCTGAAGTAAAAGAAGAAACAAACTCTAAAGAAGAAGATCCTGATTTAGATGAAGATTTAAAAGATGAAGAAGATGATACTACAATTAACACAGAGAGTGAAATTGACGAAGACTCAGATAATTCAGAAATTAAAGACAAACCAGAGGATTCTGATGAAGAAAAATCTGATGAGAGCTTAGATGATGAATCCATATTTAAACAATATGGTGAAGATGTTAAACCAGAAGTAGTAAGATTTTTTCATATAGCTAAAGACTATTTACTTCTTGATGAAGAGTTTAAATTTGATGGTAAAAATATTGAAGAAGCTTATGCTCAAGATGCTAAGTTTAGAAATCAGGCAATTGCTCAAAATATAATTGACAAATTACCAGAAAAAGCTAAAATCATATTATCAGAAGCTCTTGAACTTGCAAAAGCTGGAGAAGATATTTCAGAAAGTACATTTGATAAAATTCTCACACTTTCACAAGATCAAATAAAATATAATTTTGATTTGGATGATGAAGAGAAAAATAAAGAAAATGCTAAATCTTATTTAACTTCTATCTACAAAGAAAAGGGTTTAAAAGATAGAGTTATTAAATCAATGCTTGAAGATCTTGAAGATGAAGATAAACTTGTAGCTGAAGCTAAAGAAGAAAAAGAAGCTAAAGATATTATTCTTAATAAAGAGAAAGAAAAACAAGTTCAAGAAGATTTACAAGCTAAACAAACTCAAAGAGATCAAGCTAAAGTATTTAAAACAACTATTGAAAAAACGTTTGAAGAAATTAAATATGCTCCTACAAAAACAAGTCAATTAAAAGACACAATTTTTACAGTAGAGAAAGAAACAGGTCAAACTAAATTAATAGGAATTCTTCAAAAGATATATAAACATCCAAAAGCATTAATAGCACTTGCAGATTTTGCAACTGGATTTGATGAGAAAACTGGAGAAGTTAAATATGAAAAATCAGATTCTAAAAAGAAAACTGAAGAAATTAAAAAAATTAAATCTGCAATTGAAGAAAAAATAACAGGAGCAGGGTTTAAAAATAATACTCAAAGAACCAAGAAAACAACAGATGTAGACTGGGAAGAAATTGAGATATAACTATAAATAAATAAATTAAAATTAAAAAACGAAAAATTAGATGGTAACACAATCTGGAATTATTAGAATGGAAGACTATAGTGGTGTACTCGGAGGTAAATCCTTTGATAGTATTCACTTAGCAGCAGCATTCAAAGATGACAAACCTCATAGATTTGGTGTAATGGTTGCAAAATTATTCTCAAGTTCTAATAGGTTTTCAAACAAAACACTGTCTGCATTAACACTTGGTAATGGTAACTTTGAATCTATTGACAGCAATGTTTATAGATGGACAGTTGCTGGTGATGATGAAATTAACTTTTATGCAACTGAACTATTAGTTGATCCAGCTTCAAAACCTGGTTATGGTAATAGTGAGTTTCAAATTTCATTAGATCATGATTGGTTAGAAGAGCCTGATGTACTTCAATGTGAAGACAATAGATACCCTTTCCTTTCAGTAATAGGTAAACCTCGTAAATTTGGTACACAATATCATTATACAGTAAAATTACAAACTTCAGATCCTACAGCTTGGATTTCTCCTTCAATGTTAGATGTTGGTATGACTTTTATTAAAGCATCCTCTTCTATTGCAGATGAAATGAATGATAAACGTGGTGGAGATCAATATGGTTCTGCAATGGACTTTGAATCTCAAATTGGTATGTATGCTGCTGAATTTAATGTAACTGATAAAGTAGTAAGACGAGAATTACAAGGTAAAAAAACATCTAAAAAAGAATGTTTAACTTCAGGTTTAGCTTTTGCTGTAAAACGCAATGGTAAAACTATTGAAAGAGGAATGTTTATCACTGATGCTGAAGCTCGTCTATTAGATAGAGTAGAAATGGATAGAGAAATGGCAATGACTTTTGGTCATGCTTCTATTGACTATGATTCTAATGGCTACATTAAAAGAACAGGTCCAGGATTTAGACAATTATGTAAAGATGGTCATGAGTATATTCACAATGGTAACTTAACTGCACAATCATTAGAAGATTATTTACATGGTATTTTCTTAAACCGTTTAAATGCTGTAGATAGAGATGTTGTAATTGATACTGGTGAAGGTGGATTTAGAATGTTCCATCAGATTTTATCTGATGAAGCTAATTCATTCTTGACATTAGATACACACTTTATTAAAGATGCTACAAGTACATTAAAAGGTCTTCGTAATCCTCTTTCTTATGGTGCTCAATTTGTAGAGTTTAATGCTATCAATGGTATTAGAGTACGTTTAGCGTATAACCCTATGAAAGATGATCCTAAATATTGTAAACGTAAACACCCTGATAATCCTCAATACACTATTGATTCATTTAGAATGGATATTTATGACTTAGGAAATCCTGGTGATGATAAAGCTCCTAAATCTAACATGACAATGTTAATGGAAGATTTAACAGAAGTTTACACTTGGACATCTGGTATTACAGATCCTAAATTAGGACCTATCTCAAATGGTTCTAAAGCAACATCATTACAAAAAGGTGTAACATTTATACGAGAAACTTCAGGGTCACTTGGAATCTGGGATACTTCCAGAATTGGTTCTATTGTATATGAGCCAGATTATGTATAAATAACTTAGGAAATAGTTCTCTCCTAATCAAAGAAAAATTGAACTAAAAAATAAGGTGGTAAGTGTAATAGGAAACTATTGCATTTACCTTCACCTTAAAACAAAATAAGAAAATAAGTTCTCACTTGATATAGCTGAAAGAAGTAATCTATGCTATCATCATTAAATCAAACAAAATGTCAAAAGTATTTGTAAAATTAGTAAGCAGACCTTCTGCACAAAAAAGACAAGGTTATATAACTAGAAATGGTGT